GCGGGAGATCGATCAACAGGGCCCACGATCTCGGCTGGCCTACACCCCGGACGACAGCGCGCTTTCGTCAGGCCGCGAAGTTGTGCAATTTTGAACAGACAGTGTCCGCTTGATGTGAAAAGGTGGCGGGATCGCACCGCCTTGCCAGTAACCCCCTGGCTGGCCGGATCGACACCGTAGAGGCGGACAGCGTCTAACGGTACACGCGACCCGGAGACTACCGAAACGCCATCAGGATATTTTGGTTCCGCGCAATGTCAACATCCCGTGGGGTTGTTGCACGCGAATATTTGGGTGCGTGTGTCGGGTAGTCGACTTAAGGCTTAGGCGTGCGGCGCTTGCCTGGAAGAACCACGCGGGTGAGCTCGTCGCGCACTACGGTCCTGACTGCAGCCATGAGCGCCTCGGCCGCCGTCTCAACTTGATGGTCGATGTATTTTTTGAAGCCGTCGCTGACCGACCAGAAGTTGGCGCAGTGCTCGATCGCCTCGGTCGCTCCGGTCTTGGTTGCTTCGCGGATGATCTGTCGAAGCATGGCCACCTGGGCGTGCTCACGTGCCTTGCGGGATGGCTTGCGACGTTGCTTGGGTTTGCGCTTGGCCATGCCGCATCATCCCACGGCATGTGGGGTTGTGTCAAGCGGTGCCCCAGCATTAAATTAATGGTCGTCTCGCAAATTCCTTGTTGCCAAACCCCACGCCCTGTGGGATAGTTCTCCATTGGAGCAATGGAGGACAGCATGAGCAAGCACACACCGGGGCCGTGGGAATTGGACGCTGATCCCAGCGCCATAAATCTCGTTTGGGTCGTTCCAACCAACGGCGTAAAGAACGACGACTATTGGTCGGTCTGCAAATGCGATGGGCCAAATGCCAAGCCCAACGCCCGCCTGATCGCCGCCGCGCCCGATCTGCTGGAAATGCTAACCGCACTAGCATGGCATCCGCTGGTCTTTGTCGGATGCGAGGATGACGAGGAATTTCAGGCCCTCGTTATGAAAGCCCGCGCCGCCATCGCCAAGGCCGAGTGCGCGTCATGAAGGCGGCGTTGATCGCCGCGGTCGTTGCGACACTCGGCTCGTCTGTCGCATTCGGGCAGGAGAGCACGCACTACAAGACATGGCCCGAGGCGCTGCGGCAGACGGTGCCTATCCTGAAGGAACTTGCCAAGCCGGCCATCGGGGTCGGCAAGCCGGGGCCGCTGATAATGCCCCCCATGGACAGCACCATCATCATCAAGTTCGGCCGCGGCGGGCGGGTGGACGAGCATACGTTGCGGTTTGCCGACTATCGGCGCACTCAAAGCAAGGTGGAGATACGCGGGCCGTGCCAGTCGGCCTGCACGATCGTGCTGGCTTATGTCGGGCCAGAACTCCTTTGCGTTGCGCCGGGTGGATACATGGCGTTCCACCAGGTGCGCTCGGCGGAACGGGGCGAGGGAATGCCGCTGGAAACCCGGTTCCTCTATTCGATCTATCCGGAGCCAGTCCGTGATTGGATCGACCGCCACGGCGGCTGGCAAAAGCTGCCGCTCAACGGCTTTTGGACAATGTACGACCGCGACCTGTGGGCGGCGGGCTACCCGAGGTGCACATCATGAGCATGATCGACGAAGAAATGGCCCCGGGCGACGCCACCGAGCCGGGCGAAGTTGGCGAAGTTGGCGAGGGCAAGCAGCCGCAGGATGCGGTCAGCTACCGCGCCGGCACGCCGCTCAAGAATTGCGGGCTGTGCGAGCATTTCGAGGGCGTGCCCGGCAAGGCGCCAGACGGCTGCGAGGCCGTCGATGGCACCATCAGCCCGTTCGGCTACTGCGACATCTATGTGAAGCAGGCGAACCCGTTCGGCGATGGGCACAAATATTCAATGTCAGGTGGACAAGTTGTGCCAGCGACAGCGCCGATGCGGATCGGCAAGCAGACGTATGGCTAGACGCAAGAGTGAGTTTGCAGACCTCGATTATAACCCGCTGACTGGGATTTTCACTTGGCGGGTGAAGGTGAACAGTCGTGCCAAATACGGTGCCGTTGCCGGCTGTTGGAGCCGTGGCTATTGGGTGATCCGTGTAGCCGGTAAACTGCATGGCGCGCATCGGCTGGCATGGTTTTTTGTCTACGGTAAGTGGCCAGAGCAGATCGACCACATCAACGGCATTCAATCGGACAACCGCATAGCCAATCTGCGATTGGCTACTACCGCGCAGAATGCGGCCAATATGAAACGCCCCAAGGACAACACGACTGGTTTCAAGGGCGTTAGTTTCAAGAAGGGAAAATGGCGGGCAACTATCAAGCACGCTGGGCATCAGTTCCAAATCGGTACTTTTGCCACGCCCGAAGAGGCGCACGCTGCCTATGTCGCAGCCAGCAGGAGGCTTTTCGGTGAGTTCGCCAGAGCCGGATAGGGATGCTTTTGAAAGGTGCTGGCCCTGGCTGGATGCGTCGCTCGCCTCGTTCGGTCGCACCCACGGCAAACAGCACATCTGGGACCGGATCGCCGCGGGCGGCGCCAAGCTGTGGCCGGCCGAGCACGGCGTCATCCTAACCAATATTGTCCGGCATCCGATCGGCTATCGCAGCTTGAACGTCTGGCTGCAGGGCGGCGACCTCGAGGCGCTGCTGCCGATGCACCCCGAGGTCGAGCAATTCGCGCTTGAGCACAAGTGCGCGCGGTTGACCGGCGGCGGCCGCGACGGCTGGCTGCGGGTGCTGGACGGCTGGCAGAAAACCTACACCAACCGCGAAAAATGGCTGGTCGAGCCGCCACCGCATTTGAGGGCCACGAAATGAAACATTGGTCCGCCGAATTCCAACCGCGCTCGCTGTGCAGTTTCGCGGGGCCTGGCGGCGATGGCGACAGCGGCGGCGAACCCAGCGGCGACACCGGCGGCGGCTACACCGGTGACACCGGCGGCGATTTCTTCGGCAGCAGCGATGGCGGGTTTTACGGCACCAATGACAGCGGCAGTTTTGTCGGCGGCGACACTGGTTTCCAAGGCACCGGCGGCGATAGTTGGACCGGCAGCGAGAGCGGCGCCTCGCAATTCGCCAGCAGCGACGGCGGCGGTGGGTTCTTCGGCGGTGACACCGGCGGTGACACCGGCGGTGGCGGTGGCTTTATCGGTGGCGGTGACACCGGCGGCGGCGGCTTCAACTACAGCGGCAGCGATGGCGGCTTCATCGGCCCCAACAGCGATTTCGGCTATTCCCCCGGCGATAGCTGGGGCCCCACCGGGGGCGTCGATTATGCCGGCAGCGGGGGCTTCGGGTTTGGCCCCAGCAGCGCCGGCAACCTGGGGTTCGGCAATGCCATCGGCCAGCCCGGCTGGGCCACAAGCGATTTCGGCACCTACGGCACCGGCGGTTCCAGCAATACCGGCCTAGGCCCCGGTGCCGGTCCCTCGATCGGCGGCCCCAACGCCTACGCGCAAGCCCCCGGCATTAACGGCTTCCCTGGCGACTTCGGCGCCCCTCCTGGGGGTGCGTTCGGCATGCCAAACACGCAGGATGTCGGCCCGCAGGCCGGCCCTGGCATGCTGGGTGGCCCCCAGACCACGCAGCAGGGCGAGGCGCTCAATCCATCGCTGTTCGGCCCGGAGGTGACTACGCCTGACCGGGTTGCTGATCCCAACGACCGCACCGAGGTCGACCCGTCCACCGTGTTCGGCCCCGCGGTCACCGCCCAGGCCGGCTGGTTCGGTCCAAGCCAGGCGCAGGCCGGCCAGAATATGACCAATCAGGGCGTCATTGATGCGGCCAACATGGCGAACGCCTTCGCGAGAACAGGCGATGATATGACGGCCTATATGGCCGCCACTAATCCCGGCCTAGCGCAGGCGCTCAACAACGCCGCCATGCAGATGAGTGCCGCGCCGCTGGTCGGGCCCGGCCAGGTAGGCCCCAACATGACCGGCTTTGAGCAAGCCACCCCCGGCGCGCAGCAGGGGTTCCAGACCGGCGGCGGGCCGTTCGGCGGCACGCAAGGCGCCTTCAGCGGACAGCCGTCGCTCGGTAACGAGCAGGCGCAGGGCAAGGGCGACTATCTCAACCCGAGCGGCCGTGCTGACGTGCAGCAGACAAACCCGAATTTCGATCAAATCGGTCCGATGGTGACCCAGCAGGGCTACCAGCAGCTAGCGGCCGAAATGAACGCGCAACTGCCGCAGACACCGACCGTCCAAGGCCAGCAGTCAGGCGTGCCGACCGTTGATCCTGCAACGATGCAGCAGGGATATCAGCAACTGGCTGCTGAAATGAACGCACGGCAGGCCGAGCAGCAAGCAACCCCGCAGCAGATACAGCAGGGATACCAGACGCTCGCCGACCAGATGACGCAGTTGGCGACCGACTTCGGCCCGAATTACGGGCCGCAGGCTCCCGGCCTAGCCCAACCCGGCCAACTCGGGCCTGAAATGGGGATGACCAATCCGACCGTAACTCCCGGCCAGCAGCAATTCGGGGATGCCATCCCCGGCACGCAGTTTGCCGCGCCCTCACGCGGGTCAGATCAGGCGCCGCCATGGATGGAGGGGGAGCGTGGCCCTATCGAGCAGCAGATGGAAACCATCGGCCTGCGACCGGGCGAGGACGTTATCAGTTCGTTGTTCCCCGCAACGCTCGGCGTCGGCCGCGAGGCGGCGCCGCTCGGGCTGTGGAGCATGCAGAACGAGCCCGCCGGCCGGCCAGGTGGAAGCCCCACCGGCAACCCCAGCCAAGCCGGCTTTGGCCCGTTCGGCCCCGGCGGCGGGCGCCCCGGCGGCGACACCAGCGGGCGGCCCGGCCTGTCGATCACGGTTGGCGGCAACCAGCAGGCCAGCGGTCGACCGGGCGGCGGCTACTACCAGACCGGCGGCGCCGGCATTGCGCCCGGCGCCAAGGGCGCGGAATACGGCGGCGCCTACGGCGTCAACTCGCCCGGCCGGCCTGGCAGCGGCGCATTTGGCGGCGACTTCCGCCAAGGCGGCGGCGGTGGTGCGTACTTCTACGATCCAGCTACCGGCCAATACTTTGTAAGATAGGAGCTCGCCATGGATTTACGCGGCGGACCGCCACCGGAATTAGGGATTGGGGGAATAGGGGGGGCGCAATCTCCCCAGGTGCCGGGTTTGCTGCAGATGGCGCAGGCAGCAATGGGCGGCGACGGCCGAGGCGGCGGCCCGATGGGGCAACAGTACGAGAATGCGTGGGACAACCCGGCCAACTGGGGGCCGCCCCCGCCGATGGACCCAAGGCTAAACAAGGATAATTTTCTGCAACAGCAGGGCTACTTCCCCGGTGTATTTCAGCAAGGTCGCCCCCAGACCGGGAAATTCTTCAGCATGGATGACTACCTCGGGCAGTATTACGACAAGTTCGGCATGCAGCGGCCGGAAGTGATGGAGGGCGGGCAGTCAAACCGGCACATCAACACCCTCAACCCGGCCATGCTCGGGGGCGCGCGCGGACCCGCTGAGCAAGGTAGCTTCATGTATCTCGGGCACCAGATCAGCCCAACCAAGCTGTACTACGATCTACACCGTCCGGTCAGCGATCCGATTACTGCTGGCAGCATCCATTACGCCAAGCAGTTCGGGCCAAGTCAGACTGCGTGGTCCACGACGGGGGAACTTGGCTTGCCAGGGCAGCTTGAGCCGTTCGCGACCCAGTGGGGCGCTGGCGGCCCCGGCTAGCGGATAGGAGCGAACCATGCCCGCACGCAAGCGACCTCCAAACGGAGCCAACTGGCACCCTGAGCAAGTACGCGCCCGAATTCGAGCGACGGAACTGATCAACCGGCTGCAGAGCCATATCTTCGACGGCCTGGAATTGAGCCTGAGCCAAGTGAATGCGATCAACATTCTGCTGCGTAAGTGCATTCCCGACTTGAGCGCAGCGACCGTCACTGCCGATATCAATGTGAGATACGTCGCAGAGTTGCCGCCCATGCTCTCAAGGGAAGAGTGGGAGCGCAAATATGGCATCGATCACCTCGATCCGTTGCGGATCATTGACGGCACCACCAACGGCAGTGGAAATCTGCAGTAGCCCATGCTTGCCGAGCCTGTTGAACGGGTCATCTGGTCGCCCGGCGCCAACTGGCCGCAATGGGCCATGATCCAGTGCCCCATCTTTGAGATCTTCTTCGGCGGTGCGCGCGGCGGCGGCAAGACCGATGGCGTACTGGGCGAGTTCATGGCGCACGCCAACCAGTACGGCGACAAGGCCGCCGGCCTGATGGTCCGGCGCACCCGCACCGAATTGATGGACACGATCGAGCGATCACGGGCGATCTATGGGCCGCTCGGCTGGACGTATCAGGAGCAGGACAAGGTGTGGCGCGATCCGCGCGGCGCGCGGTTGCGGTTTGCCTACCTCGAGCGCGACGCCGACGCGGAACTGTATCAGGGTCACAGTTACACCCGCGTCTATATCGAGGAATGCGGAAACTTCCCGAGTTCTGCGCCGATCATGAAACTGATGGCGACGTTGCGCTCGGGTGCCGGCGTTCCGGTCGGCATGCGGCTGACCGGCAATCCGGGCGGTCCCGGTCACCAGTGGGTGAAGGCTCGCTATGTTGACCCAGCCCCCCTAGGCAACAAGGTCATCACCGACCCGGTGACCGGGCTCGCTCGGGTGTTCATTCCAAGCAAGGTGGACAACAACGTCTTTATTGACGCCGAAGCCTACAAGCAGCGGCTGCGCGCCTCGGGCAGCGCGGAATTGGTGGCGGCATGGCTGGCGGGTGATTGGTCGGTCACGCTCGGCGCGTTCTTCGACTGCTGGGATACCGCGCGGCATGTGATCCGGCCGTTTGAAGTACCGAAGGATTGGATGCGCTTTCGCTCAATGGATTGGGGCTCCGCCTCGCCGTTCTGCGTGCAGTGGTGGGCGGTGGTGTCGGACGATTGGGAGGTGAATGGCCGCGTCCTGCCGCGCGGGTGCTTGGTCTGTTACCGCGAATGGTACGGGATGAAGCCGGACCAACCCAACGTCGGCCTGAAAATGCACGCGGCCGAAGTGGGAAGGGAAATTGCCGCCCGCGAAAAGGACGACGAAATATCCTACGGCGTGCTCGACCCATCGGCGTTCGCCGAGGATGGCGGGCCGTCGATCGCCGAGAGCATGGGCACCGGCTCGGGCGGCAAGGTGTGGTTCAAACGGGCCGACAACAAGCGCGTGAACCCGCACGGCCGACATGGCAGCAAGGGCGCAATGGGTGGTTGGGACCAAATGCGCGGCCGGCTGGTCGGCAACGATGACGGCCACGCCATGATGGTGTTCTTCTCGACCTGCGTGGATAGCATCCGCACCATTCCGTTTCTGCAGCACGACCCAGATCATTTCGAGGACATCTACACCGACAGCGAAGACCACGCTGGCGACACGGCGCGCTACGCCTGCATGTCGCGACCGTGGGCGCGCGTGAAGGAAACACCGAAGCCGCAGGACATCAGCGGCTATGCGCCGCTCAAGCCGGGCGGCGAGCAGCCGGGAGACTGGCGCACTTATTGAAGGATTAACGCGAATGGAACCGATACAGCAGAAGTTTGCGGCCTTCATGGGCACGCTCTCGCCCGACGAGCAGCGCGCGGTTGTGCCGCTGATGGCAACATTCATCAACACACTGTCCGGGCCGCAGCAGGGCGCGGGACCGGACGACATGGCGCCGCCTTTGCCGCCACCAGGCACCGAGCCGATGCTTAAGCCGCCGGCGGCACCACCGCAGACCGCCATTCCGGGCGGGCCGCCGTTGCCGCCGCCTGAACCCGCCGCGATGTCGATCGGCCGGCAGCAGTACTGAGGGTCACACAATGGCGGGCAACACGGTCGTCAGCCTTTCCGGCTACCAGCAGGGCGGATCGGCGTCCGGTGGCGGGCCCGCCGACCTGTCCGACAA